GCTAAAAGGGAGTCACCACGACGGATAAAGCCCTCTGGATCTGCATATCCAAAATATTCCATTGAAGAGGTTATTTTTACGTCTGGTTTGTACGGCGTCCACTGTCTAGAATCGTAGCCATAGTTATCTTTAAACTTTTTCGCATTAATCCAGCGGTGAGCCAGATTCTTCTGCTTAATGTCCTCTAAGAGTGCAGGATGAACTGCAAACGGATCTAGTGACATTGCTGGGTCATAGAGGGGAGTAGTGCTTACTGCTTCTTTGTCTTTTAATGTTGGTTTAGTGGCCATTGTTTAACTCTCCGAAGATTCATAGCGGTTCCAAGTTTTTCTGGCCGCTCGTTGTTTTAATCGTTCAACTATTTTTTTATCTTTGATGTTCACGCCTAATCGCTCAGCAAATTCTAATGTTTTCACATCGACATCGCTTGGCCCCGAAGCGCCTTTACGAGCGTTCACGCTTCCGCTTCCACCGCCAACGTAACTGTCGTTGTTATTAGTTTTTCGTTTTGATTTGGGGAGTACGCCAACTTCCGCTGCAGCGTCGCGAACTGCAATCTTGTATGCAGTACTTGTAGCCTTCTCGTGGTCTGGCATGTTTTTATAAATCTCTAACGCCTTAACAGTAAGCTCGCTTGAATTATCATTAAGCTCTGGATACTCACTGATAAGTTGGTTCAGCATCGCATTGTTTTGTTGCTGTTGGTTCAGTGCGCTTCTTACTCGCTCGTCAGCCTTACTGGCCGCACGATCTTCAACCTTCTTCGCATACGCTTTTGGATCACGATATGCTAGTGTCTCTAAATCCTCGTCGTCTGACTGTGAACCACTTGCTGGCTGGTTTCGGCTCTTCAGCTGATTTGTTAGCTCTGTCAGCTGTTGCGAGAGACGTTGATTGTCCTCTGAGAGTTTTTGCGTTTTGCGTGACATCTCTGAGTGGAGATTCTTCACTTGTATTTCGGCGCTTACGGCTGCCGTTTCGTCGCTTGCGGGCGCGGCGCTGCCCTGTTGGTCCTGTTGGTCCATTCATAGTTCCATTGCCCTTTTTACAGCCTGGCATGCTGAGCAAACTATTAAGGCTAGTTCGATGCCTTGAGGGCTTTAATAAAGTTAACTAGTCCTTGCGCGCCCTGCAGCTTCGCAAGTTCTAAAGTAATCAATCGTGAAGAGTTGTTGTCTGGTAAGTTGACGGTTAAAACGCGTTGTTGCTGTCCTTCTAAGTAGACAGGCAATATAGACTTGACCAAGACTTTGAAACCTTCCGAAGTTAAGAGGTCGTTTAAGGCCTCTTGTTCTTCTTCCGTTATTTTTGATTTTATCACGCGGAAAGAATTCTCCGAATTAAGCTGCGCCGCCAGTGACCGCTGGGTTAGCGGCTGCTGGGGCTGTTTGCTGTTGGCTCATTTGAGCGTTGTTTTGCATTTGTTGTGCGTTTGCTTGCTGGGCTGCCATCTCTTGCAGAGCCTTCATCATTTGCTGCGCTTCTTTCATTTTGCGTGCAAGCGATACAGTTTGCTCTTCATTGATGGTTCCTAAAATTTCGTCGTGCGTGAACAAGTACTCCACGTAGTTTACGAAGCCTTCCAAATCTTGCTCAGGTCCGAGCTTGATGTCGATGCCAGCTAAAATACGATTCGCAATTTCCTCAGGACTAAACAATCTAGAGAAGCCTTCAGGTTTTTTAACAAACTTACTAAAATCTTTTACGCCAATAGTTTGTAAATAATTTTTTAGTGCTGCGTAGAATTCGTTTGGAGTAACAATGCCTAACTGAATTGCTAAAGGATTCTGTACAAGTTGGTAAATCTGCTGAGCAGTATCTACTTGGATCTGCTTATTGCTGTTTGCAGAGCTTGGCTCTAATTCAAAATCGAAACTTCCAGCAATTTCCTCTCTAGAACGTACTGTTTTCCAGTAATTTTGGCCGTCGTCACCGAAAAGCCTAAATTGCATTCCAGGCTCGACTCGCTCTTGTAACATCTCGAAAACGCCATGTAAGAGCTTTCGGAAGCCCCTGTTTAAGCGTTTGAGGTATATGTCTAAGTTGGTGTTGGATTCTGAGTTGACGATGCGAGCGCCAGACGCTGTTCGCGCGGCACCCTGAGCGCCTAACACGCCTAAAGACATGTCGCTCACTGAGGTCATGCGTTCAATGTAAGAATAAAGTGCTGCTTCTTCCTGGAAACCAAACGCTGTCCTACTTCCTAAATTAGGAAAGTACACATCAGCCTGTGGATTATCTACAGGGATGAGAGCGCCGGGCTCGAACGGTATACGCTCTTGTGCCATAGAACTAGAGGCGCGATAAAAACCGAATGGCATAGTAGTCATGAGGCCGAAGTCGACCTTCATGTTGTGCATAGCATCTATTTCTTTTGTTAACGAATATGTTAATTCAACTAGGCCAACTGGATTCTCTGTGCCTGTGCGTCTGTGAAAGTCGATGCAAGCAAATGGTCGTTTACCTGATTTACTAACTCTAAATAAATAAGTAGCACGCAGCAGAGCGCGCGAATTCGCAGCGACCCAAACGATAATATCTGAATTAATACCAGAGCCGTCGACGTCCATACGAACGTAAGCTTCAAGGACGCGGTACCTGTCTAAATCGTACGGCACATCTAAGCTACCGTTGCCGCTAATCGAATTACGCTCCATCTTGTTCATGCCTGTAACGTCGCTTGAGAGCATGTCAGCGCCGCCGCCGATTACCTGCTTTACTGCCTCTTCATCAAAGATACCTTTGTCAGATAGTGTCCACAATTCGCTTGCGGTGAGGAACTGTTGGTGGATCACGGAGTCGGCTTTGTCGACGTCGCCGTCGCCGCCAACGATAAGTAAATCTTCTTCCTGAACTAGCTCGACGCTCGGGCCGACGAAGCAAGGGATTACTACTTCTTGCTCTTCATCAACCATCTTGAGTGTTGGCTGTGCTTGTTCCATGCCCTGCTCGTCTACTACGAATTGTGTTGGGCCTGGCTTCTGAACCTGAACTACATCTATGAAGCGTGAATACTTTTGTTCCCAACGATACTTAACGATGCCACGACCGCCGGTCACCCAGTTCCAGATCCAACGATCTACAACTTCTTCGATGCCGGTATGTTCATTGGCCCACTCTTTAGTGGAGTAACGCATTAAATCTTGTACGAGTGGCGCACGGTCCATGTTGGCTTCTTTACGCGCCATCACAGTAAAAGGTGGATCTTGGCTCATGAGGGCGGCGTTCATGCGTGAATGGAATGTACGACAAATGGTGTACGCTACTGGAAGGTGTAAGGTGGAGCTCCAGCTGTAAGGCGCATCATAGATAGGCTCAATAAATTCTTCGAATTCTTGCAATAGTTCACGCTGGGTCTTTAAGCGCTTCGCGCGATTAGCGTTGCCGGCGTTCCAGGTATTTGTAACTATCGACGCAACATTAAGCGCACCAAGCTGCTTGGCTAGCTTTTTAGGAATTTGGTCGCGTAGGGGCGCTTCAGGTATCTCGCCCTTCAGAGTATGCTTGCGGCCCTCTAAGGCCTCTTTGTCATCTTTCATGTTTCCGTTCCCCGGCCCGTCGGAGCGGGCGGTGTTAGTTTATCAGCTGGAAAGCAAGGCGCGTACGCCTCCTAAAAGTCGTCAAAATCGTCCTTAGGCTTACGGTCGCGCTGCCATCTAGCCTCGAAGGTGCCTTGCTTGCGCTGCGGGCCCCTCCACTCTGAGCGACCGCCAGCTGGCCTAATTACTCGGCGTTTGGCTCCCTCGAATGTAAGATTCGTGGCTAGTGCATACTTTAAACAGGCTAAGTAATCGCGATTAGATATTTCCAACTTCGGTTGGTAGACTTCGCTGCCCTTAATGGGTTTCCAAGCTACCTCTTGTATGTCGTGAACGATGCCAAAGCTCGCTTCTTTAACAAATTGGAGCTTGGGTTCACCGCCTTCGGCAATATAAAGCCCCTCTTGGATTCGAGTCAGGAAATCAACGTCACCCTTTTCGTCAAAGGTGGTACCGCGCACTCGAATGCCCATTGAATTTAGCACTTCAATGAACGACATGAAGCCTTCGCCGCCCGTAAAATCAGTTTTCCCAGCACTATCGCAAACCATGTCGCGAATATTATATCGATTAAGCCAGTTCTCTTGCAGCCAACGACCAAAATCACGCGGCACAACCTTCTGGGCCGTCTCGTCAACGTAATATTTGCGGCCCTCAGGGCTTACAGCAAGCAAGCAAGCGTATGTGCGCTTCTCTGGATGTGGATCAATGGCAATTACGTATGCCCAATCGCGCTCATAGCCATCCGGCAGCGACGCTCGCGGCACTAAATGCTGATCGCGCTTAAAAAGGTCCGAGAGTGCTAATCCTTCAGCATTAAAGAATGCACCTTCAAGTCGCGTGCGCTTCTCTCTCTCGGTTAAGTGTCTGCTAAAGTCCTCGATATAGCCGTCAGCGAGGTTCTTGCGATTAGCTTCAGTAGTACCAGCAAAGAATTCCGTATCTGGAAATTCGCCCTTAGTCCACGCGCTGTGGTACTCGCGGAGCCAGCTTTGCGAAATCGGTGTTGCGATAATTAAATAGCGAGCTACGTGGCCCTTTGTTCGCCCTGCTCGCATAAGTGCTACCCACACGTCGCGCGGTGGAGGCTCATCAAATATAAATAACTGCGCTTCAATGGATTCGAAGGCTAAAGCTTCTTGCAAATGAAACATGAAGCGTATCTCTGAGCCATTAGGAAATGTAATTCTGGAAATGAAGGGCTTACCATCTTTCCAAAGTTGATCCTCTTTTAAGTTGGTCCACTTTTTAATTTCAGGCAGCCAGACGTCGGCAACCTTCGAGGGCGCATCAAGCACGACAATTATCCGGCAGGGGACATGTGTGTTGATGTTTCGAATAGGGTTAACACCGCTCTCTGCCCAGATTGCTTCGTTGCAGCCATATGCACTCTTGCCCCAGCCGTTGCCGGAGGTGACTATGCGAACCTTCTTGTCACACAGGGCGACCGCGCGCTGCTCAACGTGTGGAACGAATACGTCGCGGCTCTCTCGCTTAAGAGCTTTCTTTCTTTCGATGACGTCGAGGAGCTTTAATTTGTCAGCGACGCTTAAGTGTGCAAACTTTTGTTTAGCTGTTGTCGCTGTCATGCTTACCGATGTCGTTTAAGCCTGAGATTAGAAGCGCATCAATCTCGTCTTCTTTAAGCTGGCCGAGGCGATGGTGTATTTCCTTGCGCTCGACTGCTTTGCCTTCGGTGCGATCTAAGATGTCGCGTGAGGCCGCTAAGGCCTTGCCCGCATCTGGCTCAGTGGCCGCTATGGTTGCAATCCGGGCCGCCGCCATAGAGCGCGCCATCTCGGTAATCTCTTTCGAAGACTTGCCAGCCTTAAGGGCGTCACGGATCTTAGGAAGGATGCCATTTTGGAACTCGTCGAAGTCTTCGAGAGCTTGATGCAAGTCACGCTGTCGCTTTTGTTGATTGCCGGTCTTGGCGACTGTGGTGCCTTGCGTGCGAAAGCTGGTGCGGTTGTTTTCTAAGTCGTTGTTTTTGAAGCGGCGCGGGTTACTCATGCGAGAGGGTGCCTGCTGGTTTTGTACAGCGTGACGCACTGTAGCATAATTGCTGCGTCTTGTCAAGCATTTTAACACGCTGCAAGCGGTCTACCTTTGAGTAGACTTTAAAACGCGCGGCGTCCCCCTATATATAGACGACGATAGTGCCTTCTCAAAATGGCCCAAAATTTTGGCTGACAATATGCTTGGGTTTTGGGTTGGTTGATGGTACCCACGCGCCCCCTCTCATCGGTATGGGCAAGGCATTGAGATCACTTAGGTATCAAGGTATTAGTGATGGTATGGATGGTATGCGTGGTGAGCGCTGCTGTGCTTGCTATGGTCTTGTAATCACTCAGATATTATGGGTTTGATATAGATAGTATAGTTATACTATTCCCTCAATTGTACTTGCTTTGGGTATTATTAGTATTCCTTATTTGATACATATAATTACAATTATTTTCGTTCGCGCTTTGGAATACTTTGCAACCCAAAGACTATTTCAATTATAATTTAATGATTAAGTACAAAAGAAAAAGCCCCGGCATTGCGCCGAGGCATAAGAAGCTAAACTAGGTTGGAATTCACACTTAGGATGCTTTAGCTTTTTGAATAACAGACGTGTCGATTATATTTTTTAATAAATTTGGTTGAGTAGCTACGATGAATGAAGCAATCATTTCATTAGTTAATCCATATGATCTTAAGTTCATCAGATGAATAGTTAACTGTAAAAATAATGGTTCATTCTCGAGGGGGAATGTGGGTTTTTTATTATTGTTTTTCATTTAACAACTCGTTATTTTTTTTAATATTGCAACAGATCATTGATTCAATTTTTTTCATTCCGTTCAATGCTGAAAGCATTTCTTGTTTACCATTAAACAACTTTGATAATCTCAGTGTGCCGTTGACATATAAGTCGATGTAGCCAAACTTGTATGTTCCACTTACTATTAGTTTTGTTTCATTTTGGTTCATTAGATGCCTCACTTGGTTTTTGCAGTTGTTTGATTCACCGCGTTACATACAACTTATCGACACTGTGCGTCAAACCTATAGACAGGATGTCATTAAGTTAGTCAAAATATTGTACTAATCGGGAAAAGAAAAAGCGCCTTGTTAGGGCGCTCTCTATTGCTTATGCTATTAGGTTTGTTAGAAAACGCTTTAGTGAGGTTCCCTTGTCTTAACACTAAAGCTAGTAATCCCCTGACAAGGCAGTTCAAACGGATTACCTAGCCCTTCACATCACCAAGTGAGGCTATGAGAGGGGGCAGTATTATATTGCTGTCTTTAAATGAAATGTGTCAATAATGGACTGGTATCGTGCATTCATTAAATCTTTGTCTGTATATTCGTACTTATATATTTTAGTTATGGAACCGCTATAGCACCAGAGCTCTAATGTGTAACTGATTTCGAAATTCTGATAGTTACCATAGACGATCACATGTTTACTCTCAGTAGACGCATCTTTAAGTATTACTTTTGTGTTCATTGTTTTTTCCTCACTTGTTATGGCGCCCGTTTGAAAGGCGCTTCTATTAATGTTCTCTGTGATTTTTCAGGAACGCAATAAAGCTGTCGGCATATAACTTAATCATTAGTTGTATGAGTTCTTCGTCTGTAAGTGCGTCGAGTTCTTTAATTAAATGTAGATCAAATTGCTTTACTTCTAAAACCCAATCATAAATCGCTTGGCGTAGGTCACTCATTGTGCACGCTCACTCAGAATTATTTGGATGTTGGGCTGCACCTTATCTAATGACGCAATCACCTGAAAAGTAATCGTGAGTGCGCTTGAAAGTATTAAAAATATTAATATGCCTATTAAACTATTCATTTGGGTCCTCACTTGTTGGGGTCCGGTTTGAATCGGACAGTTGACCCATTTATTATGCACTGCGTTATTGTGATTTGCAACTAGTTAAATTGTCTAATATAGCTCCCATTAAGTGCCTCTAATGTTACGTATAGTTTACATTTATGTGTTTCTGCCTGTAATGAGACACATATTGCCTTTTAACGCGCTATTAGGCTTACAGTTGCATTTTTGGCATTTTGACTGGGGTAGTAGCTGGAGCTATGTCAAAGTGCGTTATGGCTCATTCTGATGCGTTTAAGCGTGCAAACTCAATCTAGTTGTGTATAAGTTGGAATTATATGGACGATTCAACCAAACTTAAAGGCCACGTATTGCGTTTCGACAAGGTGCGTGGGGCTGGCTGGCTCCAGGACGAGGCCGGCAACGTTTATAAGGTTTGGTTGACTGAGGGGTCTGCACTTGAACCTGGCCAAGCTGTGGAGTTTGTGGCTGGCGGGGATGGCAAAGCTGTAATCGAACCTATTCGATCTGAAGCTATGAAGCGCCTTATCCGGGGGCCCTGCTAAAACACCTCCCCCGCGTAAAAACAAGCGTAAGCTATTGAAATCATAGCTAACAGGGGACTAGGGGGAGGGAGAGGCCCTACTTGTGTTAGTAATATAAATATATATATATATAAGCGAGAAGGGCACCTAACAAACATTCTCCTCCCCCTAACAAGATTTCCCTTGACATTACGCAGCATTAATGCTAGGATCACCAAATAAGGGGTCTCCCATGCACCCCCCGCACCTTTTGGCTTAAACCAGCCAAGGAATCCCAAAAACATGAGTGACATCTCCGATAACCTGTATAACTGGCATAAAATCCAGGTATCAGGCTTCATGACTGCTTATGCAGTAGAACAAACAGGACCTTATAGCTACACCTACAAGAATCCAGAGGGGCGCATCCTTAAAGATCGCTCTCTAGATGAGGTAGTTGAGCAATTCTTCGTCATGCTGCGCTCGCGGCTTGCCACGGATACCGCCTTCATTAAATCTAAGTTCCCTGAGAAGTACTGGCGCTCGCTGCTGACCCATCATCTGCGCATCAAGTGGGACGATTCTATGCAGGCCTATCACGACGAGATTAAATTTGACCCAAAGGCCGAGGAAACAGGGACAGCCGCGCTACGAGCAGTCATGCGCGCCATGACGAGCACCGACGATGAGCACATGCTGTCGTACTACGTGGCCGGCGTGCAGCAGTGGATGGCTATGCATAAGTGTAAGGTGCGCGGACAGGACATTAGTTATCATATTATGCCTATCTTTTGTGGCCCACAGGGCACAGGTAAGAGCGACACCGTCAAACGCCACATACTCAGTCCTTTCAAGCATTGGCTAGTGCGAGGCAATGCTACTTTACATAATCTAGGTGACGATCGTTACTTCGAAACCTTTGAAGTGTTTCATTTCATATTCTTTGATGAGCTTGCAGGAGCCGGGAAGGTCGAGGCAGCCGCGCTTAAGCAAGCGGTGACTGCTGATTATTTTGATGGGCGACCCATGCGCACTACAGATAGTAGACGCTATCGTAATAACGCAATTCTCATCGGGGCGACGAACCAACCAATTGAGAATCTGATCCGCGACGATACCGGGATGAGGCGCTTTTTCCCTATTCCTGTCCCAAAGCAAATGGACTTCGCAACAATTAATAAAACAGATTGGAAACTTATTTGGCGTTCAGTAGATGAGCGACGGATTGGTTTATTTTTAAAGCCGTTCAATGCATTGCTAGCTCAGGAGCAAGAGGGCATTAGAAAGCTTAGCCAAGTTGAGCTCTTTATTCAGGAAGAGAATATTAAATTTACTCATGTGGTAGATGCTGATGAGAATGCAAAACCTAAATCATTCTCTGGAAAAGATCTCTACGACAAGTTCATGATGTTCATTAAAGGGACCGGCGAGAGGTATCCTTTACAAACTCAGGAGTTCTATAGGGCCCTTGAGCGTGCCGTTCCAACTTTAAAGCGTTC